CTCTAGCAACGAAGCTTCCTTGTTGTTCAGCAATGTTTACAGATAAAGCACCATCAATTAATTCTATTCCAATTATGAAATGTCCTAATTTAATTTGCTTTGGCAAATAATCTTTTGAAGTCTTTGGCATTTAATATGTAAGATGATTTTGCATTAACCTTATCGTTAATTCTTTGTTGATAAAAATGTTCAATGGTATTTGCTTCGATAAGCTCTACTATCTTTTTAAATGGTAGCCACCAAACTCCACATTGTGCTGGAACTTGTACGCCATAAGCATCTTGTTCTTCCCAACCTCTCCAAAAATAAATGTTTATGTTTGGATATTTTTTTTATATCTCTCCACATCTTTATGATTAAGTGTAATCGTATCGAGTGGTGAAATATTAAATTTTTCTTGAGACTTAAAGAAGGGTAAGGTCTGAGTTTTTAAATCAGATAGCTTACCTTTGACTTCAATGTCAGGAGCATACTTGTTAGTTTCTTTTTCAGGATTTATTCTGGCTTCAATTTTATGAGCCTGACAAATCGCTACAAATCTATCTTCGTATTTTTCGCCTAATTTATAATAATTAAATCTGTCTTGGTTATTAATGGGTGTCCGCCCAGTTGTTTCCGATTTTGTATTCTCCATTAAGTTCGCATCTAAAGTTAAAGAACTCTTGGGTGTCACAAATGGATTGTACCGCCTTTTGTCCAACATAATCTGTTATGTCCTCTTGGGTTTGCAACTGCATTTCATCATGGATATGAGCAACCATGTGGCAATCAAGACTTTCTCTTTTAATTATTTCATTAAGAAAGATTGTTGCCTGCTTCACTATCAATGCGCCTGCTGATTGAATAAGAGTATTAAGTGCAGAATGAGGAGACCTGATTTCAAGTCTTCTGCCATCAATACCTTTAAGGAAACCTCTGAGTTCCACTGCGTTTAATACATCTGCTCTTAATTTTTTAATAGCAGGAGTATTCTTTAAAAATTTTTCTTTAAGTGCTTTAGCTTCTTTAGTTGTTCCACCAGTGATATCAGCAATCCGCCTATCACCAGCACCATATAAAAATGCATAGATGAAAGTCTTTGCGCTATTACGAGTAGGAAGTCCTGCACTCTTTTGATTAAATGTATGGATGTCTCCATTAACAACTTCATTAGCATATTCTCCATCATCATATTTAGTAAGGAAGTGAGCTAGACATCTTAATTCTAATCCACTTACATCAACACCTACAAGTTTATAACCTTCAGGTGTGTAAAATAATTCTCTACATTGTTTTCCATAAGGAACAGATACTGATGGAACTTGAGCAACATTTGGATACATGTGTGTGCATCTTCCTGTGACTGCTCCATTAGTAATTACTGAGCCATGTATCTTCCCTTGCTTTTCTAATTTTAACCAAGCAACATTGCCTTCAGCTAACTGTCCTAATCTTTTTGTTATCATTAAGTATTCAGAAAGTATTTTTGCTTCAGGATATTTTAATTCTTTTAAAACACTTTCATCAACTGCAGGCTTACCATCAGGTGTAAACTTTTTAGGCTTCCAACCTTTTAAATTTATAAGTCTGTCAGCTATGTGATCTCTGCTTGCAGGATTAAACTGCATAGTTTTAAATTTCTTAACAGCTTCACCTGCTATGTAACCTAATCTTTTGTTATCCCTTTTTGGAATAAAATCTGGCAACTCTTTTTCCCAGTCAGTAAAAACTTTTCTTAAGTCTCCTTCTAACTCTAATCTTCTTTGAGCTAGTGTAGAGTTTAACTTCTGTGCTTTCTTAACATCAAAATAAAATCCATGTTTCTCTTGTTCCCAAATACACTGAGCAAACTTATGTTCTAACTCTAATGATTTCTCAGAATATTTTTTGTCTATAATCTTTTCATAAAGTTTTGCAGTTACATCTACATCTCTTGCACAGTATGTAGTCATCTCTTCTGACCATTCTTTCCAGTCAGTGCTGTCTGCAAAATCTCCTTTAAGAATACCTAATCTGTACCCCCAAGATTTTAGTGAGTGCTTACCTATAAGCTTTGTAGGAAAATCTGTGTGCTTATGAAATTTAAAATCTCTTTCTTTTATATCTGACCAAATTAACCTAGAGGCAATGAGTGTATCAAAAATCCCAACAGGATTAAAGTCAGGAAAAATTTTTTGAATGGCAGGAATATCAAAACCAATAATATTATGACCAATGATAAGTTCAGCATTTTTTAAATTTCCTATAGCTTCTTGAAGTTCGTCACCTACTGGTCGATACTTTATTGTTTCTCCAGTTTCTAAATATTTTATTACAATCGTATGGATACAATCTAGTTCATCAAGTAATCCATTAGTCTCTATGTCAAAGACTAGCTTCATGTTTGCCTCCTAGTGCATAAGTGATACTGTTATTTTCTTTGCTTCTGGTATTGTCACCGATAAATCTTCTATAGCTCCATCAATTATTTTTTTGCTTGCATTGTTTGAAGCAATAAGAACTGGATAAACATTTTCAAACTCTATTGTTTTAGCAACCGCACCAAGTACAGTTCTATAAATTTTAAATGTATTTTCTTTTTCTTTTTTATTTAATGTTTGATAGTCTTCATCATGTTGTAAATATTCATAAACCCAATCAGTAAGTGTTGTCATTTGTATCCTCTAAAAATGGATTAACCATATCTGTTAGTCTGCCAGTTTCTCTGTTGTAAGTTAGAACTGCTCCAACTCCACACTCACCAGTAAATCTATTTTTTAAAACTCTAATAGTTCTGACATTATCTTTATCTCCAACCGAGCCTTCGACTCCGCAACAAATATCAGATAGCTGAGCTATTGCGTGGCTTCCCCTAAGTTGTGACAAGGAAGTTGTTGCTCCCTCTTCATGTCCTTTTCCATCTGGTCTTCTCAAATGAGAAACTAATATTAATCCTATATTTAATTCTTCGACTAAAGAACGAAGCTTAGTCATAGTGTTATCTATTGTTCTTCTTTCATCAATATTTTCTAAACCAGAAACAACGATTGATAAGTGGTCAAGTATTACCCATTTACAATCACAACCTCTTGCAAGGTATCGAATACGATTTAATAAATTGTCTGAGTCTAAACTTCCCCAATGATCGAAGAAGTATGCACTAGAAGAAATTTCAGACCATGCTTTACGCATATCTTTTTCTGTAACTTCTTTTCTTACATCTTCTAAATGAATAGGTTTGTTTAATTCTAAAGCTACTAAGCCTCTTATAGATCGCTTAATGTTTTCTTCTAAAGCAATGTAAGCAACTTTTTCTTTATTCTTAATTAAGTGGTAAGCAATTTCTCTACATACTTGAGACTTACCTATTCCACTGCCTCCACAAAAGACAACTATTTCGCCCAATCTTAGACCTGCTGTTTTATTATTGAGTGTGCCGAAAGGATATTGCACAGTAGATATCTTGTCATCTTCGTTAAGAAGTTCCCAAGTATCATCTCCTAATATTATTCCATCAGGTCTAAAGACTGGTGCCTGCCAAAGTGCGTCTAGTAATTCGCCTCCCCTATTAGCTACTAACATTTCGTTAGCATCTTTAAGTGGGAGTTTGGCAATCTTTGCTTTGCTAGGTTTTAGTAGTGAAGCACATTCTTTGGCGCTTTCAATTCCTACATCATCATTATCAAAGCAAAAAACTATTGAGTCAAATTGTTCTATCCATTGGATATTGTTTTTAATATCTTTTGGAGCTTGCTTGACCCCAGAATTTACAGAGACGCAGGGATATTTATTATTCCAAAGTTGGCTAATCGACATACAGTCAATAGCACCCTCAGTAATAATTAACATTTTCCCTGCGCTTCTGCCAGAGGTCTGACCAAAGAGTTTGAGCTTCTCTTTGGTAGCTCCCAACCAAGAAAAATTCTTGTTTGGAAATCGTATGTGTTGAGCAACCATTTTATCTTTTTGATTTAGGTATGACTCGATGTGTACAGTTGAGTTGTTGTACTTGCCTACCTTGTAATTAAAATGTTTGCATGTTGCTTCATTGATATTTCTTTTATTAAGAAATTTAATTTCTCCATCAATTAAGCCAGTTACTTTTTTCTCTATTACTTTTACTTCACCTTTTCCATCTTCATAATAGTCACATCCAAAACAATATGCATGACCATCATCATATCTTGATAAGTTATCTTTGCTTTTGCATTTTGGACATGGCTCATGTCTTAGAAAGTTGCTCTCTTGTTTTATTGCCATCCCCATTTTTATTCTCCTTTAAATTTTTTAATTCTCTTTCGAGTACAATTAGTCTTGCATGATAATCTGATAACTTGTCTGCCAAGCTAGCAACACTTGCTGATACTTCATCTACTTTCATTTCAATATTCTAGACATGTTTGAATATGATTTATTTTTTAAAAATTCTTGCACATCAAAAGATGGACAATCTTTATTTGAAATTTCATTATGTCCAATGATAGTTGCTTTGGGAAACCTATCAGTCAACACTCTTAATGTGACATCTAAAGTTTCCCATTGCGCAGGAGTAAAGTTGTTTTCAGATTTAGTGTGGTCATCTTCTGTGACTCCACCTACTAAACATATGCCAACACTTTTATGGTTGTAACCTTTGGCGTGTGCGCCAATTTCATTTAGTTCTCTACCAATCTCTTGTTTACCTTCTCTAGTGATTACAAAATGATAACCGATTTTCAACCAGCCTCTTGCTCTGTGCCATCTATCTATTTCTTTTGCATCAATGTCTTGGCTAGGTCTAGTTGCACTACAATGTAGTACGATGTAATCAGTCTTCTTTCGCATTTAACCACTCCTTCGGAAATAATTTTTTTGTTGTATGGATGCAATGATACTCAAACCCTTTGAGTTCGCACCACTTGCCATATGTAGTCTTTGATTTCTTTCCAATTTTATTTTTGGAATTAGAAAATATAAATTTAATTTTAATCTCAGGATGTTGTTCTTTGATTAATAAATGTTTCTGCCTATCGGCTGTTTGAAATCTTCCTTTTGTTTCCCAAATCTGACCATTAATTTTTATTGTAAAATCTGGTGTGTATCTGGTTTTACGAGCAGGCTTAGAGTATGGAATAACCATGTCTTCAAAACCAAAATCAATATTTAGTTTCTCAAGTTCATTAGCTACTGCTTCCTCTAAGCCACTCCTAAATCTAAAAGTCTTCTTGGGCATTAGTTTCTGTTTCAGGAAACTCGTTTGCTTGAGCAACATAACCTGAGGTTTCTTCTTTAAAACCATAGCTATCTGCAGAAGCTCCACCACCTGAAACTAAGTCATGTACTTGAACTGCTTTTAAACGAAGTGATACTCCGCTACCCAACATGTTATTACTATAAGGTATAATCTCATAAGCAACTTTCATTGTTGTTCCTCCCCACACTATTGTATCTTTCGATATTGGAGTTCCTTTACTATCAAACACTTTTGGTCTCTGTTCCCATGTTTGACCAGTCTTAGAAATACCAGAAGCTTTACATTTAAAATTGAATTGGTAGTTTCCATCTTCATCAATTTTGTATGGTGGGTTAGCAGTCTTGCTAGACTTGCTTTCAATCTTAGCTGTCGTTAATCCTTCTTCAATTTGCTTAAGTAGTTCTTGAGCATCATCTTTAGAAAGTTCTGCTGTTACCTTATATACACCTTCTTTTTGAAAGCGGACATCAGGTTTATTTAAGTGGGGGTAAATCGCTTTAGCAACTGGAGTTACCCCTTTGATATAATCATTAGCCATCTATAATCTCCTTTTTGTTTAGTTGGTCATAGAGGGGTACCTAAATATGCCCACTAGGCATTTATATAGATAAATTTTTTTAACAGAAAAAATAATCAGACTCCTTCACTCTTTCAATATCAAGATCACCCTTAGTTGGTAGCTCAGGAACTTTACTTTGATTTTCATTGTTAAGTATTGGCATGATTTCATCTTTAAATTTTTCTAGTACATCTGTTTTATACATGTCTACAAATACTTCTCTTAAGACAATACACATCTTAGAAGTTTCTGTTGCCAGACATCCATATGAGTCATGCACCATTGCAAAGTTTTTTATTCCTTGCTTGTTAGCTTTGACTACAGATAGCTGAAGTTGACATGCATCTAATGCGTGTACAAAATTAGGTGAAATACTATTTGCCATTTTTCTTCTATCAAAGTTATCTGTTTCAATAGAAATATTAAGTTTAATAATATTATCTCCAAGTTTTGATTTAACTCTCCTACTCTCAGTCTCTTTGTAGATTTGTTGAATAGGAAATCCTGCAGGTGTAGTCCACACAACAGGTAAATTTTCTGATGCAATTAATCTTGAAACTTTTTGTAGCCAGCTCATTACTTGTCTTGCTGATCTAGCAGTCTCACCAATACTATCCCAAATTAAATCTGTTAAGAATACACATGCCATAAAAAGATCGTCACCCCACTCATGCGGTACACCTTTTTCAAGAATATAATCTTTTACATAATCTTTAGTTGAGAATTTAGTTCCGCCATAAGGTAAAACCATAATTGGTCTCTTCGTACATTTTCTATCTATACCAAAGGCTAACCATTGCTTTGCCATTTTGGTGTCCATAGCTTCTAACTTCTCAATAACTTTATCTGCAACGATTTGATAAATGTCTGATGGAGTCTCTGCAGGAATTAAGTTTGTTGCCTGAGCTGTTACTTCATCTTTTTGTATTGCAGAAAAATGTTGTAGTCCTGAACATGTAGCATCCATTGCTATCGGTAGATGAGTAATAAAATCATCTCCTTGCTCTTGATACCCTTTGTATTCAAAACAACTTGCTAAGAAACAAAATGGTGAACTTGCTTCTCTCCACATTTCAAAGTTTCCAATGGGGTCATTAGCTATAGCAATAATTGCTTCTTCACTTTCATTTACCCAATCGACTCTTTCTTGCATTGAAGATTTATCCATTCCATAACAATTAGCGATATGAATAGCTAACCACTGAGGAGCATCTTCTGCATCCCCTATTCTCTGACCATTGGCAAAAGTTAATAATGCTTTTGAATAATCTACAGATTGAGGAGTTAGGAACATTGGAATTGCATAAATCCTACCTCGAAAATCTAATTGATAAGGAAAATAGAATTTTTCTCTCTCAACATAATCATGAGCAATGCTCTGAGTCCTGATAACTTGAAGTCTTTTTGACTTCATTTTCCTATTTTCAGCATGAACTTTGGAAGCTTTGCTTTTCCAAGCATTTCTAGCCTCTTCATTCTCAGCAATATCAAAAGGTTTGGGTGGTAAATCTAAGTCTTTAAAGCTGGGAAGCTTCCCAACTGTTA